CTGTGTCGTGAACGTAACAGTCACACGTGACGTCGCCATCCTCCAGATGGACGACGGTTCAGAGTTCCGGATCTCGGCAGTGCAGGCTCTCTCAGACGGAGAGCCAGAACTCAAGTGCGTGCAGACCGGTCTGCCAGACCCGGTCTACGACTGATTTTGCACCGACAGTGTACATCTGACCCCACTGTGATACAATAGAGACATGGACGCACAATACTACATCGCAAACTTCAAGGCCTCGCCCCTGTGGCAGGTCATGGTCGACACTGTCGAGGACAGCCCCTGGCACCGAGAAAAATCGGTGGCCGTTCATACCGAGATGTGCATCGACCAGTACCTGAGGCGCTTTGCCCCACATCGCAATGAGCGGCAGAACCGCATCGCCTTGATCGCCTTGCTGATGCACGACACCGGCAAGCCCCTGGCAGAGGAGACCCTGGACCGCAAGGACGGCAGCGGCACCTATCGTCGCTATGCAGGCCACGAGCAGATGTCTGCTGTCACCTTCACCGAGCAGTGGCTCACTGACCCTGTTCTGCGGGAACTCTTGACCGCTGATGAGGCGCGTCAGGTCCGCTTCGTGATCGAGCACCACTTGCCCTATGGCTTGAAGGACAAGCAAAAGGTCCAGGCGCTGCGCACCGCGGTTGCCCACACCTTTGGTGCAGACGAGGAGACGTTCTACGACTGCCTGAGGTCAGACTCGGCCGGTCGGGTAAGTGACGACCACGAGACCAAGTTGGCCAATGTCGAGGCCTGGATCGACGGCTTCAGGGCTGGTGAACTGCAGGTCAACCGCATCGATCAGTCGATGGGCAACTGCTATGTCTTGATCGGCCCATCTGGTTCTGGCAAGTCAACGTGGGCGCGGCAGATGTTCTCGGCCTCGTCTCGAGTGATCTCACTGGACGAGTACCGCCTGGACTTCTTTGACCAGACCTTGGGCGACCCAAAGGCAACCTACGCGGCAGCCTGGGGGCACGCTGTCGACAACGAGAAGGAGTTCAACACCTACACTGCCAAGCGGATACAAGACGACTTTGTCAATGCCAAGATCTCGCGCGGTCGGGTGTTCATCGACAACACCAACGCCTCCAAGAAGTCTCGTGCAAAGTACATCCAGGCGGCGCGTGGCGTTGGCATGAGGGTGGTGGGTGTGGAGTTTTGGAACACGCTGGAAGTACTGCTGGCACGTCAGAACACGCGCACTGACAAGTCCGTGCCCTACGGCTCGGTCAACCGGCAGTATTTTGCTCAGACAAGCAGCCTGCTGGGCAGCGAGGTTGATGAAGTCATCTTGGTACCGGGGTTTTAACATGAACAACACAATCAAAGCCATCCTTATCATCTTTGGCGGCGTCGTGGCGGCCGTCTCACTGGTCCTTGGCATCTCGCACTTTACTGACACCCATGCAATAATTGCAATCTGCCAGGTAGTTGTCTTGATTGGCGTCCTTGGCGTCCTGTACATTGTGGTTCTCAACGTAAAGCACTGGCTGGACTGTCGAGAAGAATAGAATCCTCAGAGGATTTAGGGTATGTAGAAGGGGACCGCGGTCCCCTTTGTGGCGCCCGTCGTCAACCTCTGTTACAGCAGGCTCCAACCTTGTAACAGGTTGGAAAATCTCAACTCCAGTATAGAATACATAAATAGACTGCAGACACAATAGAGTGCTCTGTATTTTATACTTTCAATCAACTTTACTTTTGGAGAAATAGCATGGCAAAGAAATCACTCGCAGAACTGTCCGCAGCCTTTGAACAGAAGGCATCTGGTACAGGGGGCGGAGACCAAACTTGGCGTTTGAAGTTCCCGTTCTGGAAGGCTCCCCACGAATCTACCTCAACAATTCGCTTTCTTCCCGATCTTGACGAAGACAACGCCATGGGCTTTCTCGTTGAGAACCTGACCCACGAGCTCGTCATCAACGGCAAGCGCGAGGTAGTTGCCTGTCTGAAGATGTTTGGCGAAGACTGCCCAATCTGCACGCTGTCGCAGAAGTACTACGACGAAAAGTCGCCAGACCACAACGAGCAGCTGGGCAAGAAGTACTACCGCAAGAAGAGCTACCTTGGTCAGGTTCTCGTCATCGACACCCCTGTCGAGCACGATGCGACCCAGATCGTCAAGCTCATTGACTTTGGCCCAGCCATCTTCAACCAGGTGCAGGCTGCTTTCAAGAGCGGTGACTTGGAAGAGGCTCCATACGAGCTCAAGGGCGGCTACAACTTCCGCATCAAGAAGACCAAGTCTGGTGAGTACGCCTCCTACCAGACCTCGACGTTTGCTCCCAAGCAGACTGACGTTGCTGATGACATCATCGGCGCAATCGAGCTCTATGACCTCAAGGCCTACCGCACCCCAAAGACGGGTCGTGACCAGCTTGAGGCCATGTTGGTTGCTGACCAGACCGGTGCAAGCCTGGCACCAAGTGAAGAGCCGGGCGCGGCAGCAGGTGCACCAGCCCCCGCGCCAGCAGCACCTGCTGCTGCCGCAGCGACAGGCGAGAAGAAGCTCTCGGTAGTTGAGCAGCTTCGTGCACGCCAAGCCGCAGCCAAGGCAGCCGCCGAAACATCGGCTGACTAAGTCACTTTGAAGTATGGAAGGGCTAGCACATAGCCCTTCCACTCTTCACCATCAGGAGAATCCATGGCACTACCATTCCTTACGCAGTTCAAGAAGGATGTAGCAAAGCTTGACACAGTCGGTGTTGGTCTGCGGACTACTGAACACTGGCTGAGCACAGGCAACTACGCCCTCAACCGCGCCCTCAGCGGTGACTTTGAAAAGGGCATTCCGCTCGGCAAGATCAACCTCTTTGCTGGACCCTCGGGCGCAGGCAAAAGCTTCATCGTATCGAACATCGCACTGCAGGCCCAGCGGGCTGGCTACCACGTCCTCTTCCTCGACAGCGAGCATGCAATCGACGTTGACTACCTGTCAAAGATCGGCTGTGACATTCGTGAAGAGGCGCTGACCTATCTGTCTGTTGCCACCATTGAAGACGTCAACCGCATCCTGGCCGAGTTCTTTTCGGGCTACACCAAGGCATACGGCAAGGACAACTACAGCGCGCAGAAGACAGTCATCATCCTCGACAGCTTGGCAATGCTGAGCTCAACAACCGAGTTTGAGAACTACGACCGCGACGGCACCATCAAGTCCGACCAAGGTATTCTGGCAAAGCGTCGCAAAGCCATGCTGAGGTTGGCAGTGGCCCACTTGGGTCGCCTGCCAATCACCATGCTGGTTACCGACCACGTCTATCCTCAGGACATCATGATGGGTGACGGCGCCTGGGCAATCACCAACTCGACAAAGTTCTCTTCCTCCATCATCGGCATTGTCACCAAGCTGAAGTTGAAGGACGAAGGCGTCGTCACTGGTGTGCGCATGCGGTTTGAGACCTACAAGTCCAGATTTGCAAAGCTGGGCACCAAGGTCGAGCTCGAGGTTCCCTACAACAGGGGCATGGCGTCTACGTCAGGCCTGCTGGAACTGCTCGTCGGCATGGGCGTTACCGGCAAGGGCACCCAGCCAGGTGAAAAGCTCTCGTACGTTGCTGAAGTTGGCGGCGAACGAGTTGTCTTCAGGGAAAAGGACTTCAGTGATGAGATCGCTCTCAAGCTGCTGAAGCACCCAGCATGTGCGCCAATGCTGGCACGCGGCGCTGCTAGTGAGCCAACCGAAGAAGACATCGATGCCATCGTCGACCAAGATGAGGCAACACCAACCAAGGGCCGCAAGGCCACTAAGACAACCAAGGAATCAGCATGAACCAAATCACCATCTCATTTGCCAACGGTGGCTTCGTACTTGAAGTCGCCCGTGAAGACAACATCACAGTCGAAGTCTTCGTATCACAGGGCAAGCTCATCAAGGCAGCCCGCGCCGCCATCGACGAACTGTCGCTCTTGCCAAAGAAGAGCGGCGACGAAGCTGCTGAGTAACCAGGTCAGGGCCTTTTGACGGCCCGCCATCTCAACATGCGAATTACTCTATGTGCCCGGTCCAAGATCCTCACGCTCTTGGAGCCGGGCGGCTCCTTTAGAATCCAGGTTACGACAGCTCCTCAAGCCGGACAACATGTCGACCTGATACCAAACTCTGAAGACAGGCCTTTTGATTGTATAATGCATAAGGTGCCGCAGATCGTTGCTGACGTTCAGACCATGAACCTCATGAGCGACCAGACGGTAGACTTCGACTACAACAATCAAGAGTTTGTGATTTGCAACCGAGCTAACGAATGAGCCCACTGTTAGATCTTGATGAGGCTCGGCTTGCCGAGCAGCTCTTTCCTATCATCGCTGGTTTCGAAGCGGACATCGCCAAGGCGGAGCCCCTCTTTCAAATCAGCGGTGCACGGTTAGAGCAGTTGGCCCGCGACCTTCCCCAGCACCAGGCTTTCTACAGCATGCGCAGCAGGGAGGCGCGGGCAATTGTCAAGATCCTTGAGGGCTTTCGTGACAAGATCGAGTCACGACTGCTGAAGAACCACATACAGGGCGCACGAGCATATAGTGCTCGTGAGAATCAAATCTTCATTGCTGGCACAAGCGAGATCGTGCAGCACAACCAGCTCATGCAGGAGGTCTCACTTCTCCAGGCACAGCTAGAATCTATAGTCGAGTCATTTGTCCAAATGGGATGGATGCTTGGCCACATTGTAAAACTAAAAGTAGCGGAGCTCAACGATGTCGTCCTCTGACCCCAAGTCCACACCGCCACCCAAGCCGGCGCATGGTGGCTACCAAACTAATGGTGCTGGAATCTACGGCTACGCTGCTGTAGGCCAGGGTGCTGGGTCAATCAATGGCACCATCACCATCCCAGCCAACCAGCTACAAGCCGGTGTCAACTCAGTGAGCCTTACAGCAGGCGGATTATTTGGCAGCCCACGACTGCCAGTGATGGTGTTTGAGTCAAGTCAAGGCCAGATTGGCGTGTACTTTTCTGAAGACGAGGGCAGCGCCACCACACGTGCACAGTTTGAGCCGGAGAGTGGCATCAGCGCCATCGAGACACTCAAGATTCAACTGCTGTTCAGCGCAGCCCAAGCGGGCCTGCAGCCTCAAATCAAGCCCGTCAGCTACATTCGCACCAACAACTTGGAACGCCACTTCCGCTTCAGCACGGTATAGCCTGTGAAGAAATGTTACATTACCGTTCGTGACGAGGTTTGGGCCACGGTATCTGGTCTTGACCCGGCTGATCATAAGATTTTGGTTGACAAGTTTTCTGTTCTTGTTGAGGGCGCTTTCTTCCAACCTTTGGTGAAAATGGGTCGATGGGATGGGAAAATAAAATTCCTGTCAGAGACAGGCAAGATCTACTTTCGCCTGCTTGACGAGCTCTGCACCTACCTCGACGCCTGGAACTACGAGGTTGAGCTGCGTGATGAGCGCCGACCAGTTGCTCCGCCAACAGTACGCATGGATACCCAGTGGTTTCTGCGCAAGCCCGAACACAAGCTTGGCGTCAACCTCAGACCATACCAGGTTGATGCCGTCAATGCGGCGCTCGACGGCACCTCAGGCTTCATCATCGCTGGCACCGGTGCCGGCAAGACACTTATCTGTGCCGCGCTTGCGGATGCCATGACGCATGAGGGATACAGGACCATGGTGATTGTGCCGTCATCTGACCTTGTGACTCAGACGGCAGCCACCTTTATCATGTGCAACATTGACGTTGGCACCTACAGCGGCAGCAACAAGGACATTGCGCATGATGTGGTGGTTGCAACCTGGCAGGCACTGCAGAACAATCCCACTATCGTTGAGAACTTCCAGTGTATCATTGTTGACGAGGCACACGGCGCATCTGCAAAGGTTGTTGGCGACCTCATCAACAACCACGGCAAGAACTGTGCATTCCGCTTTGGGTGTACAGGCACATTCCCCAAACCCAAGATCGACCAGATGACACTTCGCGGTGCCGTCGGTGAGATCCTTTACGAGATCTCTGCAGCGCAGCTCATTGAGATGGGTTTCCTGGCGCGGCTTGAGATTGAGCCGATTGAGATTCAGGAGACGGTGGATGAGGAGTTCCCCGACTATGGTGCCGAGAGATCCTACATCAACAAGAATGCCGGTCGCCTGGATCTCATCGCTGACCTGGTAATTAGCCGAGCCGACCAGTACGGCAACACCCTGGTGCTTGTCAACTCCATCAAGCAGGGCAAGGCACTGCAGAAGTTGATCAAGGACTCAGTGTTCCTTGAGGGCGCCACCGAGAATGAGGTGCGGGCCGAGTGGTACCACATGTTTGAGAATACCGACGGACTCATTGTCATTGCGACGTTTGGAATCGCCTCGACTGGAATCTCAATCGATAGGATTTTTAATTTTATGATGATTGATGCGGGCAAGGGCTTCATTCGCTCCATCCAGTCCATTGGTCGTGCCATTCGCAAGGGTCGCGACAAGGATGAGGTGCACTGCGTTGACGTGCACTCAAGCCTCAAGTGGGCCAAACGACACTTCAAAGAGCGCAAGAAGTGGTATACTCAGGCCAAGTATCCAGTGCTCAAGACGACAAAGGTAAATGTGTGAAGGTCATTCGCAAGATTGGAATTGGGGACCTGCAGCACGTAAGAGGGGAGCTGTTGTCCATTGGTTTTATGACCGCCCCGCACATGGAAGCGCAGCTTGTCGGCGCCTGCACGGCCGGCAGCCAGCTAACCATGATGATGCGGGCGCACGTCGCCTGCCAGCTCGAGCACGAGAGAGCTCACCAGGCCACAGTCACTCGCCATGCCCACCATCAGATACTCTGCTATGCGGCACCTGGACTGCCCGCCCACATCATTGACTACTGTGACATGCTCATTGAGGTTGGACCTGAAGAAGTAGTCACTGCCAATGATGTAGAGTGTGCTATAATTGAAACTTGGAACAGACACGGTGGTCGCTTTACTGGCGGCAACTTTGGCGGTCTCGACTCACTCACACTTCAACGAATGTATCTGCCATGAAGATCTTTGCTCGCATCTGCCAGGCTGATGTGCCTAATTCAGCTGGGCGCATCTATCCACGTGCAGTGCTGGAAAAGATTGCCACAAAGAACGTCTATGCAACTCTTGGCATGCCTGAGGGCACAGCTGTAGAGATGGAGAAGGTTGCCGCACTTGTTGGCAACTGGTCATTTGACTCTGAAGGTTACCTTGTTGGTGAGGTGGCTGTCATGGGCACAGCCAGCGGGCAGGTGCTGATGGAGACCGTGAAGTCAGGTGGAGGCTGGGACTACCGGCTGGCAGGAATTGGTACCGTACAGGACAACGTCGTAAGTGACTTCCGAGTCATTAGTATTGGCGTTGTCCCCAAGGGCCAGGGTTCGTAAGCACATATTCAGTATTACTACCAGGAGAACGTTATTCAAATCTTATCTGAGGTTTCCCGTCCATACATCATCGACAGCCTGACAGCTCCCATGGGTGTCAGCCACTTCTGGTCATTTAGTGGCCACATGATGGATTTCAAGCTGGAGGAACTGTCCTACCTCGAAGAGACGATTGGCCCAACCGTCAGGGTGCGCGTACAAAATCTCGAGATCGACGTTCCTACAAGTTGGCACATTCTCGCAGTCGACCGTGAGACCTACACAGTTGACTCCATTCCCATCCCAAGCATTGCCACGTTCGAGCATGACATCATGCTGTTCTCCCCAAACGACGGCAAGCTGGTAACGACCCGCCTCAACGTGGTTGACTTCAGCCCCAAGGCGTCTGTCTACCACCCAATGGTGCCCAAGGGTTCTGCAATGGTTCACCCAACCGGACCCGAGCTCTCTCACGGCAAGTCAATCTTCTACGGAATCGTGATGGGCCCACATGATCTGCATCGCTGGATTGGGCAAAAGGCTGTTGGGGACATCCTAACATAGGCCCTGGATATAGGCCACCTGGCACATCTTGACATAAATAAACAGTCATCAACCAAGGAGACTTGTTATGTCAATTCAAGTAATGGAAATCCAAAAACGCCTGGCCTATGAGCTGGGTGCCGAGTTTGAAAGCGCCCGTGCGATCCGCGGTGAGTTTCTGGCAGTACCAGCAGTACCAGCAGTTGTTGGTAGCCCAGCAATTCCGGCTGTTGGGGCAACCCCAGCAGTACCAGCAGTACCAGCCAGCTCAGGCCTTCCAGGCCGTGCAGCAGCACCTGATGCAGCAGCTATCAGGGTGTTGGAAGTTGCAGCCAAGGATGCATTCTACGTTGCACTGGCTCTGCGTAGCCGTGGCGTAGCATCTGGTCCAGCACCTGCTCAAGCCAGCTGGCAGACCCCAGCCATCAGGCCGTAATACCCGTTGGTCCCCGGACCAGCACGCTTATCTGCCATGTGTAGAAAAGTTAAGAAGCCGCCCAATGGGCGGCTTCTCCGTTTCCGCCCTAAATAACCCAAACACTGGAGAAACCCATGTCACTCACAAACACCGCCCCTCTTGCAGCTGCCGAGACTGCACGCGATGCTGCAGCTATTTCACTCAATGCTGTTGTGGTAAACCGCGCGCTGAGTGCCACTGTATTGACTGCTCAGGGAGTACTCACCAGCGCGCAAACCGCGTACGAAACTGAGGTGTTACTGCGCACTCCGGGTGCGGTGGGGGAACTTTCGAGCTATACACCATAATCCGCCCGGCCCGAGATAAATAGTCCTCCAACAAAAAGGACACATAAAATGACACTCACACGCCAAGATTTTGCAGCAGCCGCCAAACTTATCGGATGTGAAACCGAGGCCGTGATGGCTGTCACCGCGGTTGAGTCGCGCGGATCCGGTTTTGATCCCGAAGGATTCCCAATCACCCTCTTTGAAGGGCACTGGTTCCACAGGCTTACCAAGGGCAAGTTTACCACTTCTCACCCCACCCTTAGCTATGCAAAGTGGACTCGACAGTTCTACGGCAAGAGTTGGAGTGTAGAAAAGGCGCGTCTTGCAGCTGCGGTAGAGCTTGACCGCCCAGCTGCTCTGCAGTCAGCATCATGGGGAATGTTCCAGATCATGGGCTTCAACCATGCGGTCTGCGGATTCAAGAGCGTGCAGCCTTTTGTTTCAGCGATGTGCAAGAGTGAAGCTGTCCAGCTAAACATCTTTGCAGAATACATCATCAATTCCGGTCTCAGTGACGAGCTCCGCGATCACCGCTGGGCAGACTTTGCGCGTCTGTACAATGGTCCCTCGTTTGCTGTCAACAAGTATGACATCAAGCTGGCTGCGGCCTACAAAAAAGCGCTGGCTAAAGCCTAATCCATCCTCTATTACACTATTTGTTGGTTGACAACAGAGTATAATTGTCTCTGGCATATGGATAACGACACAACTCCTCCACGCATCTTTAGTATTGTGACCTCAAGCAGGGTACAATACAACATGGACTTCGTGGAATACCTCATCACTCAGGAATCTGACCGCCGCAAGGCTGGAGCGGGCCCTGCTATGACAGCGTGGGAAACTGGTGAGTTTCGACGTAAGCTAATCGGCAAGCTAATTCTCCAAGGCGACGCCGACGCTGCAGTCAATCTCCGCCCACAGACAACTCGAACTTTACTCAAGGGATAGACAATGCAACACAATGGAGAAACAAATGCTGTATGAGACATTTATCGCGAAGTCGCGATATGCCAGATACCTAGACAATGAGAGCCGACGTGAAAATTGGGGCGAGACTGCTACCCGATACATGGACTTCTTGGCTGCGCACCTGCAGACCAAACACGCCTACAAGATGCCAGTCGAGCTCTATGATGAGCTGCGGGCTGCAATCACCAACCAAGATGTCATGCCATCGATGCGCTCGGTCATGACTGCTGGTCCAGCGCTCAAGCGCGACAACACGGCCGGCTACAACTGCGCCTACCTGCCTGTGGATGACATCAAGTCATTCGACGAGGCCATGTACATTCTGCTCTGCGGCACGGGCGTTGGCTTCTCGGTAGAGCGCCAGTACGTCAACAAGCTGCCTGAGATTCCAGAGCGCGTGTATGACAGTGAAACTACTGTCGTTGTAAGCGACTCAAAGGAAGGCTGGGCCAAGGCGCTGCGCCAGATCATTTCTCTTCTCTACTCCGGTGAAGCGCCGAAGTGGGACACTTTCAAGGTTCGCAAGCGGGGCGCCCGTCTCAAGACGTTTGGTGGTCGTGCAAGTGGTCCCGAGCCGCTCATTGCGCTGTTTGAGTTTGTCGTCCGCACCTTCAAGAATGCACAGGGTCGCCGGCTCAACTCGCTTGAGTGCCATGACATCATGTGCAAGATCGGCGAAGTTGTCGTTGTTGGTGGCGTGCGCCGCTCGGCAATGATCTCCCTGTCAAACCTCTCTGATGACCGCATGCGTCACGCCAAGAGCGGTGCCTGGTGGGAAACCAATGGCCAGCGTGCACTTGCCAACAACAGCGCCTGCTACACCGAGCGTCCAGACGTTGGTGTGTTCATGCGCGAGTGGCTAAGCCTCTATGACTCCAAGTCAGGCGAGCGCGGCATCTTCAACCGCGAGGCGGCTGTCAAGGTTGTCAAGAAGAACGGTCGTCGCGACCCAGGCTTTGACTTCGGCACAAACCCCTGCTCAGAGATCATTCTGCGCCCATACCAGTTCTGCAACTTGACTGAGATCATTGTTCGCTCAGGAGATACGGTTGAGACGTTGAAGAACAAGGCTCGGATTGCCACCATTCTGGGTACGTTCCAGTCGACCATGACACACTTCCCATATCTGCGCAAGGTATGGCGGGACAACACCGAGGCAGAGAGGTTGTTGGGCGTGTCAATGACGGGTATCCTGGACAACCCCCTGTTCAACAACCCTGATGATGCAGACCTGCCAGAGCGCCTGGAGACCTTGCGTGAGCACTGCGTCTCGGTCAACAAGGACTTTGCTGCAATGCTGGGCATCCAGCAGTCTGCTGCCATCACAGCCGTCAAGCCATCGGGCACAGTATCTCAACTGGTTGACAGCGCAAGTGGTCTGCACCCGCGTCACGCCAAGTACTACTACAGGCGCGTTCGTTCAGACAACAAAGATCCACTGACACAGTTCATGATTGCCTCGGGCATTCCCAATGAGCCAGACGTCACCAAGCCCGCCAGCACGACAGTGTTTACCTTTCCAAAGAAGGCACCAGACGGTGCGCTGCTTCGTGAACAGCTTAGTGCTATCCAGCACTTGAAGCTGTGGCTTGTCTTCCAACGCCACTACTGTGAGCACAAGCCCTCAGTCACCATCAGCGTGACCGAAAAGGACTGGCCAGCGGTTGGTGCATTCGTGTGGGAGTACTTTGATGAGATGTCAGGGGTGTCATTCCTGCCCTATGATGGTGGTAGCTACCGTCAGGCCCCATACGAGGATTGCACTGAAAAGCAGTTTGAAGAGATGCTGGCAAAGTTGCCAGCCAACCTTGACTGGGACAGTATTGTCGAGGTTGATGACAACGTCGAAGGCGCACAGATGCTGGCCTGCACGGCTGGCGGCTGCGAGATCTAAGATGGTTGACAGCCCCTGCATTGGAATCTGCCAGATGGACAGCGACTGGTGCATGGGCTGTGGGCGAACTCTTGAAGAGATTACTGACTGGGCAAGCCAGTCAGATCATGACAAAGAAAAGGCCCTGGTTAGAATCCAAACCCGGCTCTTCGACAATCAAGGAGATTGACATTGTTCCACGTTTACTCAAAGCCTAACTGCCCATTTTGCGACCAGGCAAAGGCACTCTTGACTCTAAAGGAGCTGCCATTCAGGGAATACCTCGTAGATATTGGTCAAGCCAAGACGGCCGACAAGGCGTATGTGACTCGAGATGAGCTGCTGGCCACATTCCCCGGAGCTCGCACGGTACCACAAATCGAAATTCGAGTTGATGGCCATCGGCAGTACATTGGCGGCTTCACCGAGCTGCAGCAACACCTCAACTAAACGCGCGAATTATAGCATTAGTTGCTAGATAGCGCACGCAAAACCAAAGGGACCTACGTAGGTCCCTTTGTCTTGCCCGAGAGACTGGGTCATAAATAGGATCAACCTTCTGGAGCCCCTATGAACACCCAAATAATTTCCTCTGCACTCGTAATAGAGATGTTTGGCTTGCAGTTTAATGTGATGGCGCTAGCCATTCTATGTGTCTTGGCAATCATCGGCTTCCTGTTCTACAGAATGCAGAAGACTGAAAAGCTTGATTTTGCGGACATGATCACCAAAGATGGCCGAGGCGTATCACTCACCAAGATACTGCAGTTGGTTGGCGGCATGACAGCAACATGGGTAATCATCAAGCTCACCCTTACTGGCGGTCTTACTGAGACGATCCTGGGCATCTACCTGGCCTATGTCGCCGGCGTAGAGGGCTACTCAAAGTTTGTTGCTGCCAAGTACAACTACAAAGAATCATCCGTCAAAGACGCCCGCGCTGCCGCCGCCGCCGAAGAATCAAAGGCGTAACATCTCATGAAGATCCCCTACCGCCAAGGTATCATCTCCGCGTACAGCATTGGCAGTACTGCCCTGTTCCTTCAACCAGCAGTAACGCCAAACTTTGTATCCCTCAACGTCTCGCCTACACCTACTCTGGTGTCGTTTGCCCATGCGGGCGCGGACTACCTGTCACTGTTTGATCAAGACGTTCCCGCCGCCTGGGGTCCTCTTACGCCAGGGGTGCCGAACTTTCTCTACTGGGAACTCAATCTTCAGACTGCCGTCCCACAGTTCAGGATCACCCTTGTGGCGCCCGTCTCTGGGCCTGTTGAGCCTGTCAATCCTGTTGTCGATCAGCACTGGTTTGACACCGCTCGCACCACCATGTTTGTATGGAACGGGGCAAAGTGGAATCTCAAGGTTGCTGTGTTTGCCGGCAGATCGCCCAACGGCAGCACAGTCACGCTTATCCCTGAGGCGGTGGGTGCCTCACAGGTCGGCATCTCTACTGAGTCAGACCCAGGCTTTGTCATGCTGGACGTTATGGGACGCCCACTGCGTGGCCCAAACCTGACATTCCTGACATCGACTTCGCCAATTCGCATTCGCACTACCTCTAACACCTCAGGTGTCCTGGCCATTGCCCCTAATGCATTCATCCCAGTTCGTGCGTCTGAAAACATCCCACGCTTCAGCCTTGTGTATCTGTCAGGTGAAGACGCTGTGGGTCTGGCATCAAGCAACCCAGCTCTTGTATCTCCCCGCATACCTATCGGTGTAGTACAGGAAGACCTAGGCGTAGGCGAACTTGGCAACGTCACCATGTCAGGTGAATTGCAGAGTGACT